CACCTGAAGGTTCTATATTAAGATTAGAATCACCGTTTGATTTGTTTGAAAGAATTAAGAAAGTTGCTCAAGAGTGGATTGTTCCTGGCCATAGAAAAGGATCTAACACTCATAATGTTTCAGCTACGGTTAGTTTGAAGCAAACAGAATGGGATCAAGCTGGAAAATGGATGTGGGAAAATAGAGATCATTACAATGGCTTATCTGTATTACCTTATGATGGCGGTACTTATACTCAAGCACCATTTGAAGATATAAGTAAAGTACAATATGATATGGCCATGAAACATCTTAAAGATGTTGATCTTAGTAAAATTGTAGAAACAGAAGATGAAACAGATCTTGCAGGAGAATTAGCTTGTGCAGGTGATAATTGTGAAATAACATGAGAAAGTTAGCAATAATTGGAGGTCTTAGCCTGATGACAGCTGGTACTTCATATATGATGTGGCATCCACATGCACCACAGTTTGACTTAAACCCTAGTACATTAGCTATAGCTAGTGGAGGGTTTTTCATAGCTGTTGGAATTAGTTATAAATTTTAAAATAAAATAATATGTGCGGACTATGTTTAGGCGGTATTTGCGAATACTGTAACATTTAAATAAAAATAATACCAAATAAAAAGGGGACCTCGTTATGAGATCCCCTTTTTTGGTTACAGGAACTTTTGGGTATGGTGCCCAGTTTTTTATTGTTCCTTTATGTATTTACTCATAGCTAATCCTAGTTTTTTACCAAGACTAGAATCTGATTTATAATGTGCTTTAGCTACATTTCTACTATAGCATATATCTTCAGCTGCTTTATCTAGTTGTTTAGATTTATCAGGATATTTACCTTTTAAATGATCAGCTATTAAATAAGCCTGTGTAGAATGTCCTGAAGGATAAGAAGGTGTTTTCATAGACTTTAACTCTACATCATTAAGTTTTATATCAAAATTTTTAGCTAAATTTTTAGGTCTAGGTCTGTTAAAATATTTTTTAAGTTTGCTTATATAAGGCACAGACTTATCTATTAATATGTCTATATCTTTATCTTTTACAATATCATTAAACTTTTTACTAATATTATCATTTGTTTTAACAAAACTTTCATTGTCAGGTATAGTTGTTAGCTTTTTAATTTCAGACATTGTTTTTAAAGAATTATCTTTAGGTGGTTTTTCTTTTTTAAAAGGCTCTATATCAAAATTTTCTAACATAATAAATTTTTAAAAAGGTGAAACCCTAATTGATTTTCTTCTAATCTTATTATTTTTTGGTAAAGATTTTTTCTGAGAAGATTTATTTTGTGGGTTGATTTGCCACTCTGGCCAACCAGCTAACATAGCTACTGACTGCCACCACTCTGTTTCTTCATCAAGTGCAGCATCAATGTTTTTCATTTTAAGTAATAACCTATCAAGCGGAACGTTAGTTACAGCTGACACTACTTTAGTAGCGGCATCGTACCCTGGATTATCTAATCCAAAATCTTCCATAGCTTTTTTTCTACGCTTCTTACTGTCAAGTTGATATGCTGCTCCTCTAACTCTGGATATTTTAGAACTTATAGGTGGTGAAAATTGTAATAGTTTATAAATAGAGTCTACATACTCAGGTCTTTTTCTTCCAGATCTTTCATATATGTCTAGTAAAAAGTTTTTAGCTACAGCTACTGCTGCTCCTCCCATACCTAAACCTCTTAATATAGAATCAGCCATGCCATTAGCAACGCCTATAGCTTTCTTTCTTTCTTCATCGTCGTCATCTTCGCTATTAAATCCTAAAGCAAATACTGCTTGTTGCAAAGCGTTAAATATTAAGTTTTGTAAAACACCATAATATATTATCTTGCTAACGTTGGTTTTATTATCTCCTCTTCCATTAGCTAAATCTTGAAAAGCTCTTTTTTGCATACGAGCATATTGCATTGGTGTGTTAGCATAGGCAAGTATTAAACGCCCAGCGTCACTTGATTGTTGTTGAGATATTCTCATAGGATCAGAAGACTGTTGAGACTCTTCAGCTTTTTCTCTAAACTCTAACATAGCTTGCTCTTTGGCTTCGGCTTCTGTTTTGCCTTCATTTTTCATAAGATCATTAATTCTATTTCTATAGAACATAGCGCCTCCGGTAGCTATAGCAAAGCTATCAGCAAATTGAGTAGGTGCATAACCTTTTTGTAGTATGTAAGCTATAGCAGCTTGAGCCTTGTTGCCGCTAGTATTAGCTGCATTTGCTATTTCATTTTCAGATATGTTAATTCTTAAGCCATTACGTCTATCAACTAAAAAGTCTGAATTCATTAAGAATTTAAAATCTTTCCAGTATTGAGCTTGATTTGCAAAAGCTGCACCTGCTTTTATAGGGTTATTAAAACTCCAGTTTATAAAGTTTATATTAGATATAGTTTGCAGCACAGCTGATCTTATATTTAAGAACATGACAACACCATTAGCATTGTTTATATAATCAAGTATTCTATTGCTTAATCTATTTCCAGTAGCTAATCTGTTTTTACCTTGCTTCATTCTTTCAAGAACATTCTTTAAAGACTCTACATATTTAGTTCCAAATGCAGCCTCTAGTTTGTTGATGTTTTCTTGAGAAAATATAATGTCTACATTAGCTTGCCACTCTTCTAAATACTTACGTCTAACGTTTTTATTAACACCGTCTATTAAGTCTGTAGTTATAGTTCCTGCTAACCAACCTTCTGATGGAGCTACATAACCAAAGTTTTTGTTTAGTTTAATTATCTGGTCTCCAAAATCTTTTAGATTAGGTTTAGATTCTATAATGTCTAAAAGCTCCTTAGTGTCAGCCTTAGACAATCCTGGGATAGGCATGCCTTGTTTGTTCCATATATAAACTCTAACAGCCTGCTCATTACTAAATCCAGATTCATTTGTTTCTTTCAAGTCTTTAGGCACATCAAGATCCTCTTTAAGCTTTTTAAAATCTTCCATCATGTTTTTTCTAAACGTAGATAAATTATTTTGAGCTCTAGTGTAAGGATCCATTAATCTTTCCTTAAACCACTTCATGGCTGAGTCGCCTTTCTTACCTTTAGGTAGTATAGGGTATATAAGTCCTAAAAAATCTTCAGCTGAATAAGGTATGAAAAATTTAAACCTACCTTTCTTAGCTCCTACAATTTTACCTTTAGCTTCTGAATACCTAGCTTCAGATCTTATACCTGTAGCTTGTTGAACTATATCGTTAAAGTCTTTATTTATATCTTGTTCTAAACTCATTTTAGCTTGTTGAACTTTAGATTTAACATCTAATACAGACATAGCATCTCTTACTGCTTTAACATTTTGATAAGCATCATCAGCAAAGTAAAAGTCATTATAACCTTCAGCAGCTTTTTCTACAACCCATTTAGCTTTAGCAGCACCAGTAGAGTTACCTAACCCTGTTATATTAGATAAAGGTATATTTAAACCTACACTATCTAAAAAACCTTTAATAGGTCCTTGAGATTCAGGAGCTCTGGCTGTCAATACAAACACATCTTCTGTCCCTCTAGCTGCTTGTATTTTTTTAGCTATATCTAATAGTGGACCAGGCTTACCATCTCTAACTATATTAAAGTCTGTAAAATCAAAATTGTAACCATCAGCAAGCATTTGAGCTCCGTTGTTAGCAAACTCTTCTGCACTCATCTCTACTCTTTCTCCACTTTTTATTGCAAAAACTTTACTATTACTTCTGGCTAATGTGTCATCAAAATCAAATATTCTAATCTTTTTAACAGGTGCGTTTAATTTTCTAGCATTGTCAAGAGCTGCATCAACTGTGGCTGCATAGTTTATAATATCTTCATTAGTCTCCATAGACATTTTAACTACATCATTGCTTAAATCTTGTTCATTAGAAGCTTTAGCTTGTTGTATACTATTCCATAAATTAGCAGGACCAACTGATTCTTTAACTATTTTACCTGTTTGTATATTAAATAACTCTGTAACTTCGCCACCAATAGTAAATTCATTAAACCACCTAGTAAGTGGATTATCTCCATATTGATAAGTTAGCGGCATAGAAGCTTTAAAGAAGTTACCAAAGTTATCATCAAAACCTTTTGATATAACACCTACTTGATAACTGTCTTTTAATTTACTTAAACTAATCTCTTTGTTTTTGCCAAATATAGCGTCAGCTATCATTAAGTTCATCACAGATGAAGGTATACCATGCTCATATTCAAACAGCTTACCTACGTTTTTGCTATTATAACCTTTAGTATCTATGTTTGTTGGCACGTAAGTTAATCTACCAGCAGCTCTCATAGGCCCTTTCATATTGTCGTTAAAGCCTTTCATTAACATAGCTGCATTTTCTTTGGTTGCAGTAATGCTTTTGTCTTTTAACATTTTATCTGTAGTCTTATAATATGTTGTAATAAAGTTCCAAGCTCTGTCAGAATAATCATTTCTACCATCTACTTCTTTCTGAGACATGTTGTTCGTAACCATATCCATAGTAGTTTTCTGCGCGTATCTTTTTGGAGCTAAAACTTCTCTAGTAGATCCGTCTTTCATTTTAAACTCTAATGAGGTTACACCAGATTTTTTATCAGTTTTAAACTTATAATCTACAATATCAAAATTACTTTCAATAAGCTCTTTATTAAAAACCTCAACATGCCCACCATCACCAGACTCATTACCGTAAGTCATGTTTCTTTTTAATCCACCGTCTTCAAAACCTCCCTTAAACAATATAAAATCAGCAGCTAAGTCTAATTTACTTTTACCTTGTTTTTTGTATTCATTTACTAGTATAGGTATAGATACATTTATAAAAGCTTTTTGTCTTTGTCTACCTTCAGAAGTAAATAAATTTCCAACACTAATACTGTTTCCATCTGCATCTTTTAAGTTCCAGAACTTATTTAAAGTAGTATTTTCATCAGCATTTAAACTACCATCAATATAAGATTTTAAAGGAAAATCAGTTATACCTTCGTATTCTACTACTTGTTTTCCAAACTTGTTTATTAATGGAGTATATAGGTCTACTAACTTAGTTATTTCAGGTTTACTTAATTTATCAGCGTATAAACTTTCTATAATACTTCTAACTTGAACTTTGGTATCTTTAATTTTATTAGAAAAACCTACGTTATACCCGGTGTCAAGCAATAGTTTAATTAACCTGTCTTTATCTTCCATGTATATTCCAAAGTTGTTAGCTGTTGGATTTTTAATTTCAGAAAACTGTCTCTCTACTTCTTTAGATAGCTTAGACTGAACACCTCTGTCTATAGCAGAAGCCATTACCTGTATAACATCATCAGCTACTAGATAATTTAACTCAGGGTTTCTATTAGTAATTTTATCTATAGTATCCTGTTCTGTCATTACTTGCATAGTGCCATCAAAACCGTATGTCTTAGCTAAGTTTTTAATTAGTGCTTCGTCTCTACCTCTTTTCTTAAAAAAGTCTACAAATTCTTTTGGGCTAGGATCTAGTCTTGTGTAGAGATTTGGACCAGACTTTGGGTTAGAATAAACTAATCTACCAGTTCCTTCATAAGAAGGTATTTCATTTACGTTTAAGTTTGTTTTATCTAGTCTAGTGAATATTTTATCTTTTGATAATCTCTCCATAGCTACTAAATCAGCTATAGAAAGTTTATTTACTACAGCGTCTTTAAGTTCTAATAATCTTTCGTCACTCTTGCCTAACGATTCTTTTATATTATCATAAAGTATAGACTCATACTGAGCAGCTATATTATTTCTAAAATCTTTTATTATTCTTGTATAATCTAATTCAGCTTGTTGAAAATCTTTTCTACTTATTGAGTCTTTATTTTTTAATATAGCTCTAACGTCTTTTAAATTAACTACAACGTCTGGTTGTCCTTTTTTCTTTCTAGTATATTCTAGCTTTGGTAATTTAGTACCTAGCACTAGCTCATTAGCTCTAAGTATAGCATTATACATATCAGAACCTGGCAACACACCAGACTGTCTAGTGAAATTTAATTCTTCTGGTATGTTAACTTCTTCTGCAGCGACAGGGTCAAATTGTTTTCTACCTTCTACTTGAGCATCTATTTCTAATGAATTACTTGGAGAAGCTCCTTTAGCCATTTGTTTTCTAGCATCACCAACTTTAAATGGCGCGTAATTACCCATATAAGCAGCTATAGGATTTTTAGCTGTCATTTGTATCTCTGGGTTCATAGCTAACAAGTGGTTTAAAAAAGGTCCTGTTATAGTAGTCATTGCTAATTCAGCATCAAAACTTGACAGTTGCATTATTTGATCTATCCAGTCTCTACTAATATCTTCAAATAACTGTGCGCCTTCAGGAGTTAATACTCCACCTTTTTTTGTTTTGTTATCAAACTTTTTACCATCGACTAACATATAGTTTAGGTACTCTTGTTGACTTATTGATATTCTTTTTTCTGGATCTTCTGGATCAACTACAGTAAACTTCTTATTAAATATATCTCTATACTTTATATTTCTATCGTCTTGTTCTTTAGATGTTTTTGGCTTTTCTTTTTTTGGACCTTTACTTACTACACTATTAATAGCAGCTAGTACTGTTGGCGCTAAAGCTTCTGAAGATCTAGCATCTGCAACATCTTGCTCTGTTAAAGTACCAGTACTTATTTTCTTAGCTAAACCAACTAAAAACGAAACAGCGTCAGTTTCTCCTTTAAAATTAACTTCAAAACCTTTTTCTTTTGTAGTATTATTAGACATAAAACCAAATAAACTAGCTAGCTTTCTATTTTTCTTTTGGTTAAAATCTATATTACCTTGATCTACCTGTTCTAAAAATTCTATTACAAATTCTTCTGCTTGTATCTTAGGAGTTGCACCAACACTCATTTTTTGTCTTACAACATTGAGCATATCAGGATCTTGTTTTCCTAAGTAATCTGATATAGATCCTGCTAATTGACTAAAATCTCCATCTCCAGTTTGTAATATTTCCTTAAACACAGCGTGACCAGGCTCATGTACACCTATAGAAGTTCTATCATTTTTAACAGAGTTTTCTAATATAATAAATTGCTGGCCGTTTATATTATCTAAACCGTTTAGTGTTCCATCTTTTATAGATTTTATTTGAGCAGATTTATCTTCTTCTGATAAGTTTTCAGCATTTTTAACAAGCTCAATTGCTTCAGCGTTTGTATTAGCAACATTCACACTAACACCATAACTATTTTGAGCAGCAGCTACCTTGTCTAATATAACTTGCTCTGTGTAAATATCATAAGCAACATCTTGAACTTCTTTGATTTCTGGAGTAAAATCTGGATTTTCATTTTTCTTTATCCTTATCTTCTCTTTAGCATCAGCCATTATAGAATTATATCTATCAGGATCTGTTTGCTCTAGTAATTTAAAAGTATTTTTAAAAGCTTTATTATTTCTAAAAAGATCTCTCGCATATTGTGTAGCATCAAACTTTTCTTTTAAATCATTTAATAATTCTTGTTTTTTATCTTTACTAAGTCCTGGATCATTATATATGTTTTGTGCTTGCTTTTTTAAAGCCTCTTGTTCTTGAGTAGCTCTATTAAATCTTTTCCACCCATCTTTACCCATGTTATTTTCCATCTCACTAACCACACCTTTCAATATGTCTTGAGACTTTGTTTCTAAATCTGCTTTCTTTTTTCTAAGTATTTCTTTAGAAGATTCACTTATTAAATCGTTTTTAAGAAGCTTGTTTATACTAGAAACATCTTTTATAACATTATTATACTCATCATATTTTTTAGGATCACTAAACTTTTGTAAAGCCATACCATACATTACTGGAGATACTGACATACCAAAACCAAACATACCACCAGAAAACATAGCGTGATCAACATTATCTAGTAAACCTACACCATCCAACATGTTTTGAGTCATCTGAGTTAATCCTTCACCTACAGCCTCTGATAAAGGATCTTGTATTAAAATTCTTTTACCTTGCTCTTTCCAAGTTTGTTTTATTGCTTGATTAAAGTTTAACAAGCTTTCACCACCCGCAGCTTTTAAATAGCTTTTACCACGCTTAAGTATTTGAACTGTAGTTAATGCTTCAAACACTGCTTCTGCAGCACCATAACCTGCTGATACACCAAGCTTGACAAGTTCATTTCTTTCAAAACCAGATCTTAAATCTTCTTGATCCATTTCCATATACTTCTCTCCAGCAGCATAAGCACCTATTATATACGGTGATGCGGTACCACCTGAAGCTATTATAGTAGCAAGTATAGGTAATTGTTGTCCCATTTCTTGAGTCATAAACCTACCAAAAGCAGCTGATCCACTTGTAAAAGCACGATCAAAACTTACGTCTTTAGCGTACCGATCTCTGTTAATATTCTTCCAGTCAGTAAATTTAGTAGCTGTTTCATCTAAGAAATCACCAACAGCTTCAGATTTTGTTCTAGGGCCGTCGTAATCTTCCATGAAGTAAGTTCCACCTTGAATAACTTTACCTACACCATAAGCTAAACCACCTCCTATAGAAGCAAATCCTGAACCTACGTTGTATTGAAATTTACTCCAAGTATTATAATCCCTACCCAGTAAATCAAACTGTGCATCTATACTTTTTAATTTATCTGTTTCAGTATCAATTCTAGACTGTCTATCTTGTAATCTAGCGTACTTATCTCTTAAGTTCTTAGATGATGTAAGGTATTTATCAAAAACCTCTTTAGGAACAGTTTTACCATTTCTAAGTTCTATAGCTTCTTGACCTTCTTCAATTATAAATTGCTTACTATTATCAGAGTATATTTTTTCAAAGTCTTCTACTACAACTCTATCACCTTCTGAGGCTGAAGAATTATAATCTGCTAATTCCACCTCTTGAAGCTTTTGTAGTCCAGCAGCTTTTTTAAACGATCTATCTTCTTCAACGGCCTTATAAGCTTTAAGAACACCTTGCATTTCATCATCATTCTCTTCTAAATAATCAGTCCACTTATCATCCTGAAGTTGATTGTATTTCTTATTATATAATATTTTTCTAGCAGCATTTTCTATTTCATCTTCAGTGGCTGCTGGCAGTTGATTATCTATAGATCTTTTTTTATTTGCTATTGCTCTGGCGTCATTGAGCATTTTTTCAGCAGCGTCTAATTCTTTTTCATATGGATTTACAACAACTTGTCTAGTTTCTTTTACTTGAAAATCACCCATAGCAAAAGTAGAACCTCCATATATTTGTACGTCTTCTGTATAAGGTTCAAATAAATCTATACGTTCAGATTCTTTTTCTATTTCAGCTACCTCAGCATCTGTAACGTTTACAATATTATTTATTCTTTTAGTTTCCTCTGATATTTTTTCGTCTGCTTCATCATATAGTTTCGCATCGTAACCGTGAGTGTCTACAAATTTTATAATATCACTCTTCATTTTAGTAGTAGATCCAGACCCAATCTCACCATCTACACCATCTTTTATATCACTTATAAACTTTGTTTCTCCGTTAGGAGCTGTCATTGTTATACCTACGTTTGTGCCGCCTCCAATATCAAAACCAAGAAATTTATTTTCATCTGCTATTTCAAAACTATAATCAGGATACATAGTTTTTAAAGCGTCTACTGTAGCACCATAATCTCCTCTATTCATTTTCTCATATTGAGAAAAAGTTTCTGTAGTACTTTCATTGTCTAACCAGTTGTGTATACCTCTTCCACTAGACGTTTCAGGGTTTTTACTATCGGCTAGTAATTGTCTATCATTTCTCTTTTGTTCTGCTAAAGCTAAGGCTTCTTTTCTTTGTTTGTTTAGCTGTTTAGTTTTAGTATCTACTACATTGTCTTCTACATCGAAGCTGCTGTACTCTTTTTTATCAGCTTCTGTAACATCTAAATTATTTATTTCCTCATCGTAATCTAAATTAATCTTTTGAACTTCTGAATCGTAATCCGATAAAACATTGTCCGATGTTAAGTCCGTATTCATAGACTCTAGCGCTGCTTCGTCTTCCGCTACAAAGTCCGCAGCGTTCTCTGTAGCTTCTTGCTTTTCCACTTCGCCTTTCGCTTGTGCTCCTACTAAAGATAAATATTCTTCAACTTCCATTTCAGAGGCTGTTGCAGCTTCTTGAATCTCTGCTAATGAAATTTCTTCTCCGTCTATTATATAAACTTCTTCCATAAATATTATTTAACTATAAATTTACCTTTATTTTTCCCAGTACCAACTATAACACTACCACCACTTTTCTTAGCAGCTGCATCGGCTTCTTCCTTAGTATCGTAAGCTTTTATTTTATTTTTCTTGTCAATGCTAGCAAACTTACTTCTAAGATAAGTCTGCTCATTAGTTTCAATACCTTGTGCACCAGACATATAGCTAGTTAAGTCTGTTGAGTTAGTGCTTAGAACATTGTCTGTAGTCATTATCTCTTCATAATCTGGAGTTTGTGCTGGTTCACCTTTTTGTCTATTAACAGTATTAACCATCTTCACTTTGTAAATAGCATAAGGACTTCCTACTGCTGCTTTTCCAGGATACCTTTCAACATTCTCCATAACAGGTTTACCTGTTTTATCTAAAATTACATCACCATCTTCGTCTAATTTTTCTTGCTTGGCCATTAATTCTTTGTTAAGATTATATCCAGCAACATATTTAAAAGTGTTGCCCATGGTGGAATTATTATTATTTAAATCTTTGACTATTCTACTTGCTCTTGCTTCTTGATCTTCTGGAGTTTGATTAGGCAGCTTGGATATATCTACAGCTTCAGTTCTTAGCTTTTGATATACAGGAGCTTTAGATTCTAGCTTTATTTTTTGGTCTTGAGTTAAAGGTTTTCCTTGTGCAACACTTCCATCATTAGGCTTTTGCCCTTGAACATTTACTGAAACAACTTGATCTTCTTGAGGTGCCATTTCCTCTGAGTAATAATTAGCTAAACCTACTTTAGCTGCGTTGTCTACGTTGCTTAATAAAAGCTTTTTATCTTCTTCATTAACAACACCATCTGCATTAATATCACCACCTCCAGTTAACTCTGATGCATACTCAGACCATTGATTGGAATTCATAGTAGATATTTTCCTTATGTCTTTCCAAGATATTTCACCTTCAGCTAATGCAGTTCCATTATCATCTCTTAAATAACCGTTTCTCCACAGCTGATCCCAAGTCTTTTCAAATCCAGGCCCTCTTATTTCGGCATCTAATCTACTACTGTAAGTAGTTAATAAGCCTGTTTTAATTTTTGCAGGATCATAAACCTTAACTTTTGTTTCAGTAGTTTTACCTAGATCTTTATCCCATTTTTTTACAGTTCGATCTATAGGCGTGAATAAATTACTATACCCATTAACATTGTCATTCCATCTTTTACCTAAAGAATTTTGCAATAAATCATCTTCTCCTATACTTGAATACCAAGTATTACCAGCTGTGTTATTAGCTACATCTGCAGATAAGTTTCTATTTTGCTCTCTTAAGATGTTACCATCAGCGTCTCTAGCGCTAGCATTTAAAACAACATTACCACTTTCGTCTATTTGAAAATCATAATTACTATACCTGTTGTTTTGCATGTTTTGTGCAAAAGCATACTTGTCAGTATCATTACCTCTAGTCATTCTACCTAAATCAATATTCTGTTCGTGAGCATCTTCATTGGCAATCATGTCTTTTGAGTTTTGATTACTTAAAGCTGCCCACTGCCCTATGCTTGATAAAACCTGTCTGTCTCTTGATTGTTTAATTCTAAACTGATTCCTAAGTTCAGGAGTTCCTCCAGCCGTAAAAGCTTTATAATATAATTCCTCTTGTTCACTAGCTAATCTTCCTACTAACTCACTAGCTCCTGAGTTCCAAGCTACAGTACCGGATTTTTCTTGCTCATCATAGAGGGCATAAAAATCATTACCGTACTGTCTACCCTCTTGAACTATAGCATCTGCTTTAGCATTTTCAGCAGCTTGTTTATCAGCAGCTCTTTTAGTAATCTGCTGTATCATTACGGCAGTCTGTTGATTTCTTTTGCTAGCAGCTTCAGCAGCTTTAGTTATGTAAGTTAATGCCATTTTATATTAATTCTAAGTTAACGTCAATTTCGGAGTAATCAACTAAATCATATCCATCTTCTGTTTTCCATATAGAAGTTTTAGGAAGCATAGGGTCAAAAGACATAACACCTTTAAACTTGCCTGATCCATGCTTGAACTTATCTATATATTCAAAAGTATATATATTTAAACCACTTTCAGCTTGTCCAACTAATTCTATATTTTGTTTTAATCTAATATCACTACCAGCTAGAGCCATACCTACGTTCGTTACACCACCTACTAAAGCCTCAGTAGCAGCATCACCATAAGCAACCTCTTGTTGTTTGTAAAAATCTTCTTTTTCTTCAACCCTAGCCAAATCAGCTGATTGTCTAGCTTCTAAAGTATTGAAAGCTTTTCTATCTTCGGCAAACGCAGACTGTTGAATAGCTACTTTTTGTGCGGTTGCAGCAGCTTCGCCTTGAGCTCTTTGTTTTGCATTTGCAGTTTCTTGTTGTTCTATACTAGCTGAAATACCTTTTTTACTTTGCAATGCTGCTCTAGCTAAAGCAGTGGCTCCTCCAGCAGATGCTCCTGAGGAAACCATAGCATCTAAAGTGTTAGCTAATGCCATATCGGTTTGTTCTGCTTGAAATTCAGCAGCTTGAGTAGCCACACCTAGATTTGCATATGGATTATTCACTTGATTAGCAAGCGCTCTAATTCCGTCAGCATTATTTAACACGGGCTGTCTATTAGCTCTTAGTCGAGCAGCTTCAGCTTCTCTTTTAGCAGCTTCGGCTGCGGCTGCTCTTTGTTTCTTTTTGTTAGATCCAAAAGACAAAGCTCCACCAATTAAAGCTGTACTTCCTGCTACTATAGCTGCAACACCTACTGTAGCTTGCATATAAACTATTTCTAATATCATATTTTTAATTTTGGATGATTATAATTTTCACTAGTAACGTCTTTAATAACATCTTCAACATTTGTTTTGTCAGTTGGATGTACTGTTACCCATACACATTCTTCATCAATGTATAAAATTCTTTGTGTTCCTGGTTCTGTCATACCGTGGTGTGGAGCTTTCATTTTAGTAAGACCTTTGTCAGATATGACAGTGCACTCTCCAGACATTACGAAGTAAGGATGCTTAACTAAATGTATAGCACTTAAATATATCATACCTTTTGGCATAGTTATTTTCCTAATATAAGTACCTTCTCCAAACTCATGTTCTAGCTTACCACCATTAAAAGTGTCTAAAACATCGTTTTCTTTATAAGACTCTCTAACTACAGAATCTTCAAAATCTCTTATGTTATTTTGAAACTCAGTTATTTTTTCTCTAAAACCAATTTTATCAATATTACCGGCTAGTGAAATAATCTCATTAATATTATCACTTGTTTTTTTGTTCATTTAATTTAATTTAATTTAATAACCTGTAGACTGTATAAATTCTGTTGCTACAGACCATAGCTCTTTAGTGCCTCCTACTTCAGTTGAGTTATCTGTTTTTACTTTTACTGTAGCAAAATATCCTTTTATACCTGTAATATCAGGCCCAAATCTAATTTCACCAGGAGCGGCTACAGAGTTAGAAACTAAATTAGCAACATATTTATTTTCTTTTCTATTAAAACCAGCTCTTTGAGGCTGCCCTGTTGTAGCGTCATTATATAGCCCTTCGTCATAACTATACACAGAGTTAGTTTTATCTTGTGTGTTTACAAAAGCGCCGCCTGGAGATAAATTTGGCTCTGTAAAACCAGATTTAAAAGAATCTACTTCCCAACCATTACTACCTTCATATTCAATTGTTTTAAAAACTTTAACATTAGATGGATTAGGATTTAAAACAAAAGTAACAGTTGATGGGTTATAAGTTCCATAATAAAAACCTCTAGAATCTACAGTTGTTTCATTATAATGCTCGTATAAGCTAGCCTCTGTAAAAGTGTAAAAATTGTTTTTTAAACTACCCATCATCTCAGGCTTGTAAGTAGCAAAGCTTACCCAACCGTTTATTGATTCATCAAAAGTTAAAGTTTTATAACTAGAGCTTTTGAAATTATCTACTTGTGTAGGTGTTTTTTGTAAAGAAACAACATAATTTTTGTTGTGAATATCCCAACCGCCTATAATTCTAGTTTTTATAGGGCTAGTAAATCTAAATATTGTAGCATAAGTAGTAGAGCCAATTGTTGTAGAGGTAGGTATTACTACATTGATATTTCTGGATAAATAAACTTTAGTTGTAGTCCCACCAGTAGGTACTAAAACTTGAGTTATATATCCATCTAAGTTATTATATTTAGATCCACCATCTAAGCTATAAGAACATACCATGCCTGGGCTTATGTTTGTTAATTCATAACCATCGGCTAATATAGTAGAAGTTGTTAAGCTTATTAATGTATTATCTACACTTGTTGCTACACTATTGTTTGAGTTTATAACATAACTAAGGACGCCACTGGTTATCAAAGTTAATTCATCTCTAAAATAATCTGTCATACCATAAGCGCTTATTTCTGTTAATCCGTCTCCAGATAACCTCATAATAGCACTTCTATCTTTATCTGCAAAATATTTTCTATAACCATAAACAGCAAAGCTTTCAGGATTATTGCTAATACCGTATTCACCTTTATAAGGCACTATTTGACCTAATACTTTTGCACCTGCTTGTGTTTGTGTACCACCTTCAGTTGTATATATAGTGTCTTTATCAATCAAAGCCCTACTTATTTTATCTTCTTGAAAAACAATTAAGTTAGTGTCTTCAGCATATGTTTTTTGTATAGAGCCATTTTGAGGGTCTGCTGATCTAGTTAAATCATCTGCAACAGAAAAAACATTAGTATTATTAATACCTGTTCTAGAGTTATAAACACCAGAATATATTAAAGTATTAAACCTATGTTGTTGTTGCGGCTCAGGTTCATTTACATATGCTTTAACTCCTTTGTCAGTAGATATGCTGTTAAAACCGCCATTAATTCTAGACTCTTCAACATACCAAGTATTGTTTACAAAGTCAACGTTGTAACCGCCTTTCAGTGTTATTACTATATTTGTAGTCGCTCCTGTAACACCAGCAATTGTTAGTGTGTCACCTATTTCATATCCTTTACCTGGTTGTAAAACAGTTATATTACTAATTAAACCGCTTTGGACAGTACCTACAGTAATCTGTAATTTAGCACCTAACCCGTTGCCACTAGTTGTTAAAACAATATTTCCCTCGTCACCAGGATCGTTAGTAACATAAACACCATTAGTGTAACTTCCAGATGCAGTAACAGAGTTTGTTAAACCACCATCTTGTTTTGTTAGCGTAGGCCCATTTATAAGACCTGGATATGCTACTCCAGGCGATATAGGAAACCCATCTTTTGGCGTTGTATAAATACTATCTACATCAAGACTTTCAGCAGTATTTACATCTGTAACTTTTTTTAACAAGTACGTATTAAACCAATCAACTTCTATAACTGTTCCCATATATATATTATCACTTATTTTTTAATTTTTTAACTAGTAGGTGGAGGACCTTCTGGTCTACTAACAACTACTTCAATATACAACGTTTGAGAAGCTAGCCCTGTTCCACCAGCATCTTCTACTTTTAAAGTGTTAGTATATGTTCCAGATGGTAAATTACCTGGTGTAAATCTTACAAGCTGTCTACTAGCTTGCTTTACAAAACTTGTAGATCCGTCAGGCACAAACACATAATTTCCAACTGCTCCAGCGACTCCATCTACAAATGACCAGTAAGATAGGTTTAGGCCAAACTCCCACCTAATTTGTTGGCCTGAAACTGGGTGTGCAGCTCCGTTGAAAGCATAAGGAACTTGACTACCTGATGTTTGAGCTGCTCCACCGTTTGAAGTTAAAGAGATATTAACTGATTCACTAGTTCCACCTCCTGGATATTTACTTCCTTTATTATCAACTATTGAAGGAGCATTATTACCTACAGACCCATTCCAAGTAAAAGTATTTGTGTAAGCTATACCACTAACAATATTTCTAGCTTCTACACTTAAAGATAAACCATTTGTGAGTTGATTGGAGTTAAAATACCTTGGAGCTGTTATATCCACTTTACCGTTATTAACGTTACTCACTGTACTATTACTCAAAGCAAATCCAGATTGGGGGTTATTTGAACCGTCAGTTACTTGTAAATTTTGAAATTGACAATTACTAAGGACAGTGCCATCTTGTGCTTTTGCTGTAAATTGAGACACAAGAGAGCCAATTTCTCCTGCTAGTGGACTTGAAGCGTTTGTTCTGTTTTCTGGAAAATCTAAATCAGATGCCCGATCTTCTCCCGGAATTCCAAAAGTTAAAACAGAAGGTCTAGCCGAACTATCAGCGTTGTTTATTTTAGAGTTTAATTCAGATACTAATCCACTTGTAGAAGTTTCCCAGTATATATCTAAATTAGATATTTTAGGCTCTATTTCTAAAACGCCTATTGGATCAGGGTTGTCTTGGTTTACTTGTTTTAAATGCTCTGGCAGTAATGTAAACCTAATAGGACCAGTCCATGTTAACCCGTATGTAGGTGAGTTAAGACCTCCGGGCCACGGTGGCACTTCAATTACATTACCAGCTCTATAGCCGCTACCAACGTTAATAACTTGCCAAGTTATGTCTTCTAAAGAGCCAGTGCCAGGAAACCCATCTTTTGGTGGATGTAAAACAAATTTACCAGATTTTTTCCATGGGCCAGAACACATAGCTCTAAGCGTTAAACCAGATCCACCACCACCAGATATTAATTTTGTTTCTATAGATCCTCCTGCTTGCAAGTTAAAATCTCGTAATTTAATAAGGATATTATCTGAGCCAATGACGGGAGTTGAACCCGTGAGTATTGTTACAAAAGTAGGATCAATAGTAATAATATCGTCAACTGCATAACCAGTACCTTCGTTTATTACTGATATTTCAAAATTAGCAGGTATAGTTCGATTTATAAGTATACCCTGGGGGTTGAAGAAAAAATCTCTAATAGGAGGATTTACAACTTTAACGGTAGTGCTTGCTGTAACGTTTTGTGGAACGTTAATAGTTATTTTTATAGTTAAACCGAATCCACTTCCAGTGCATGAAAACGTATTTGCAGCTGGCTCAGTTGCATTATCTTGAGTTAAAGTTACTTCAGTAAGAGAAGATGTAATCGTAGCAGTTATTAATGAAACAGTTCCAACCAACGGGTCTCTGAACCTTGGCGTAAAATAATTAAAAGTTGATCCATTTGGAAAGTTTATTAATCCAGTAGACACACCTCTATTAGGAACAGTAAACACTTGACCAGTTCCTAGCGAGGTGGTATTAGCACTATTACCTCCATAGTGGCTCCAAACTCCCCACTGATGTGTACCATTATTATTTGGCTTTAAACTTCTTGTTCCATTTTCCTTTCCCGCCCATTCTGAATCAGGTATTGGAAACAAACTTCCATCAGCCGCATTACCTTCAAACCTAGTTGGTTCACCGTCTACAATACTAGGCATTCTAATAGCTGTATTAAAATTTAAACAACCTTGGAGCTCATTTAAGTCTCCATTTTCATTTTCTAAATAATAATGTGTTCCAGAAAAAATATAATTATTATACCAAGCTCCAAATTTATTACCGTAAGTACTTACCTTAGCTACACTAGGGTTACTAGCAGCATCATATATGCCAGGTGCATGAATATCACGCATATCACCTTCAAACCTAGTATTAAGACCCATGTCGCTAGTTTTTCCTATAGCATCTACTGTGAAAAATAATGAGTTTGAACCGGTTGTTCTATTTTTTCGTGAAAATTGCTCACTCTGTATATTAAAGCCAGTAGCCGCAACTCTAGGATATAAAACAACATCACTAGTTCTAAATTGAGTTTGCTCAGGAGCTGGATCTATAGTGTCTGCAGGTATTTTATCTATATTATCTCCAGTCAGTGTTAAATAACTTTGTCTAGTTCCTAGTAATCTACTATATTGAGTAGTTCCAGAAAGTGGATTAGGAACGTAAGCATTGTAATAATCTTCAGCTTCTTGTTTTACAACAACTTTATAACTATACCAACCTAATGGATTACCATTGCCAATTATAGTTATAGCTGTATTAGCACTAATTGTAACATTGTTACTTAATGTTATTTTTTTAGTACTAGCATCTATAGCTGTAATTGATTCAGAAAAAGAAACTGCACTGCTGTTAGTGCCTTGAACTATACTACCAACTATTATATCATCATTCCACTCTGTTAGAATAAATATGTTATTAGTAGTATCATTACTCGCTTTAGCGTTTATAAAACCGCTTCTGTATATACCAGGATATCCATCTGCATATGAAACTGTTTCAGGAATAGAATTATTAAAAAGTATTTTAATACTATCACCAAACCAATTATATATGTTTGAATTTTCTACTCTGTAATCGTGAAAAACTGTAGATCCTGAAAATATATTTTCTTGAGGAATATCTTCTATTGGAGTTCCTGAAGCAACAGCCGGAAATATTTGAGTTGAATCACCAAGTGAGGATAACACAACATCTGAAGATCTTCCGTATTTATCCTGTAAAACTATACCTACTTGATAATTTCTATTTTGCTTAACACTGTGCGTTGGGTATGCTACTGAAGATTTATTTGAATATTGATTATATAATCCAAATTTTGAATTAACTCCAACTGAGTAGTCTAATGTTAATGGTGGAGTTGGTTTATCAAAAAAGTTTCCAAATACAACTCTATTTCCAGTAACTGATTGAGTTTTAGCTCTTACAGGTATTTTATCGTATACTCTAACTGTTTGAGCTTCTGTTAGGTTTCTAAAAGGTTTTCTAGACTGATAGTTGTAAGTTAATTTTTTACTACTGTTATTAACTATTTCTGAATCTGTAGAACTGAAAGTGTCTAAAACTTTAACCACAAGTCCATCAGACTCTTTGTATAGTAAGTCAATTTCTACTACTTTTAATTCATTATAAAGATCGTTAACAGGGTATTCAAAAGGAACAACTATATCGACTTCTTCTATTCTATTTTCAAAAAAGTTTAACACAGTAGAAGTACCAATATCACTTTCTTGAGAATTTAATTTACCAAAATCGTAACGTATTTCTTGTTTTCTACGCCAAGTTTCATAGTATGGATCTTCTGCATCAACGCCTATAAATACGTTATTTACTTTATCTGATAAAGTTGTTAAATACCCATCTTGATTAGGTATAAATGCAGGTTGTGTAAACGGTGAAATAACGGAATATTCACCATCTTCAAATTTAAGTCTATAAGCAAATCTTACAAATTTTTTAGATAAAAAGTCACTATCGCCAGGCCACTGAGGTAAATAATAAGGATTTGGAGGTGATAAAACTATTTGAGTTGATTTTATAAATGTTGAAGAATTAAATGGAGGAGTTACAGTAACGCTATGTACTGTGGTAGCGGGTGTTGAACCAGTTGTAGTAACGTTAGTTATATAAGTATTAGGTAACAAAGGACCTCTATTTACTCCAGTACTATTTCCGCCACCTACGGCAGAACTAACTAACATACCTTGAAAAGGAGTTCCATTACATTTCATTATAAAAGTAGTCCTGCTAGATTGTCCACCTTTAGGACTGTCATCTACTTGAAAACCATTTCCAGACGTAACAACACCTAGCATTGTAGGACTTAAGTGCCTTTCAGTTCTAGTGTATGAGTTTTGGTAATATACCGTTATTGGTTGAGAACCCCAAGATTTGTCATCAGGCACAGTGGTATCTACAACAAAAGTACTTGTATCAAGAGAAGCTGCCCCACCAGTGGTAAGAGTACTTAAAACTCTCATATTTTGGCTTTGAGCACCTCCTTGGCTATTATTACCGCTTAGAACTATATACATTCCTTGCATTAGTAAATTCTGAAATGCACCACTAGTACTAGTAGCGCCTCTCCAAAACCACCACTTAGTAGTTACGGAAGTTCCAGTAGTAACAACACCAAGAGATGGTTTATCTACAGTTACTGTGTATATACCTGTTTCAGGGTTTATATCAACAGAAACAATAGAACTCAAGTTATCACCATTAGCAAAAACTATATACATACCAGGGTATATATTTTGTTCAGTTATAGCTGTTAAACTAGTAGCAGAACCACTTAAGGTATATACAGTGCTGCCGACAGGATAATCAGTTGTTCCATATATGAAAGAACTTCCAGGAGGTATTGTAGCTGTTCCATTAGAAGCTGATACTCCGTATAGAACATAATTGCTAGATAATTCAGGCGCTTTAAAAGGGGAGTATTTAGCTAAAGAAATTTGATCCTCACTAGTGTAATGGTAGTTTGTAGAGCTCGTAGTAACAGAGTTAATAGCTAAGTTTACATTTATTTTTCTAGGTTGATTTCTATTATCAGTAAAAAATAATAAATCTTCTACTATATTAACTCCATTAATAACATGTGTAGTAGAAAAATTTAAAAAAGATCCTACAACTAGATTAAGACTTTGGCTTGTATTTAAATCATAAACTGATATACTACAATAGGCACCAGCTCCAGCAGGGTTACTAAGTGAGTTAGAAGATGAATCTGTATAGTTAGTAATAAAAACATATATCCTGTCATTAGTATAATCCATTAAATTACCTATAATAACGGCTCCATCTACTGTAGTAAATTTATTTAATTCTAAATTTCCTAAAACATTTTCTAGCGCGCCAACATCAGATCCTTCAGACTTGCTTACGTTTATATTTTGAGCATCTCTATATTCGCCTTTAGATAATATTCTATCATCTAAGTCTTTATTCATTTTAGACTTGATAAAAGTATTTTGTGCTTTAGCCATTTAATTTTAATGTTTAATCCACTTAGATTTGCCTCTCATTACTTGAGTAAACTCACCTAGCTTTATATTACTTAATCTTATTTTAGCATTTCTTAACTTTGCTGACTTTTCTTTTTTAAATCTTTGAACTATGTATTCTGGCGTCTTTGGCCTATAAGCTATTATATTATACGTCATGTAAGCATATAGTGCATCCTCGGCCATCTTAGGCACCTTAGTGTCCTCGTCATAAGCTAACCCGTCTGATATGTATTCTAGAGTTATTAATCTATTAGCAAGATCACTACTAAAAGCAAATACACCACGTCTTTCATCTACAGTAAACCATCCATTTTTTTGTGAAATCTCTGGGTCTAAACCATATCTTTGACCATAAGCCATTTTCCACCAAGACCAATCAAACACATTAGCATTACTATTTACCTCTGCTAAAGTTGAATTTCCACTTGTGTTATTAGTGTTAGCAGATTTCCACCTTCCATTAACTAAAGATTGTGTAGCTTGTAATGAATTACCATAAAAATCCTGTGTAGGTATACCACTAGCATCTTGTAGTGGTAGATTTGTAGGATTAGAAGTTAACGTTGTAGGATATATTATATGTTTAACACCACCACCATCTACCCAAGATAATTGTACATAGTTAACATAGTCTTGTGGTAATACTAAAGAAAGACTAGGTGGTATAGTTAATTCTTGTGATTTAATACTCTTTAGAGTATCGTAACTAAATTCTTGTAAACCTCTTTTAGCATGGAATATAACGTCAGATCTTTTTACTCTAGGTATAAGTTTGTCTGTACCTACATAAGCAACCATGAAATTATTTACAATATCTTTTAAATTTATGTATTGATAACTTTTATAATTATCCCAAAGTGAAGAGTTTATTAATCTAACTGTTATTATAGACTGTGCAGGTATATTTGTTGTGGTTGTACCCACTGTGTATGTTGCAGTTCCTGTAACACCTTGTCCAGTTACTTGTACAGTATCACTATTGACATAGCCACTGCCATCACTAAATATTGACATAGCACCACTAGTACTAGTAGCTTGAAGAATTAAATCTTTTCCTACACCAACTTGTCCTCCACCGTTAACAACTGTATAGTTTTGACCTACTACAAAGTTTGAAGCCCCTCCAGAAGGAGCACTTACACTAGTTACATCTTGTTGTGAGGTTAAAGTTAAAGTTTGAGTTCTTATGCCGCTAACTATAGAAGTTGATAGTGATTGACTTAAGTTGTAAGGATCTAATGTAGGGTATTGTTCTATACCATCAACAAATACTTTAAAGTTATTAACAGATGTAGGCGTAGCGCTAGCGTCCCATATTAAAGGTGTTAAATTGCTTGGCCAAACAACAGCATTAGTTGCAGTTCCCGTAGGATTATATACTGCTTCTCCTTCGTAATATTCAGAGCTAGTTTGTTTTATTAAACCCATATTTTATTTTTTTGAATTTTGTTCATCAAGTTGCTGTAATCCACTAGCGGCTTGAATAACTTGAGTATCTTTTACTATTACTCCAGCATACTTTAAAATACCTAATGTAAGGTTTGTTTGTAAACTATCACTAATTTCAAACTGTTTTGAACCTTGACCAGTACCACCTATTAAGTTGTTACTAGCTATATTTATAATAATAGACGCTGAAGGGCTTCCTGTAATAAATGAATTAATTGGAATTTGTATAATTGCACCAGCTACATAGCCTGAACCAGAGTCAGTAACTACTATGCTAGTATTTGCATTAGATATAGTTACTACTTGTTGGGTACCATCACTAGTAGCGCCTGTAACTGTCATTGTTATTTTTGCGCCAGTGCCACCACCAGGAGAAAGAAAACAAAAACACCCTGTAGAGCCACTATTGCTTTGAGTTAAAGTGTAAGCTACGGAACTTTCACCACTTGGCGGGGTTTGTGTTATTGTTATACCAGCACCATTGTTTGTAAAATTAGTTGAAGTGTTTAAACTAGCTAAAGCCATACCTGTAGGCACGTAAGCTCTATTGTCATATATATATTGGCCTAAAGAGCCTATTGTATAACCCCATCTAACATCTTCAGGTTTTCTAATATAATTAAAACTAACGTCAGAACTTGAGAAAGACGTTAAAGGTGGAAATACTGTTAATTTATTTTCTTGATATTTTGCTATAGGAAAATTCATGCTAGGTTGTAGCAATGGGGATAATACTTGTTCTCTATATTCTCTAGAACTTACTATTTCAATAGAAGGCTGTCCGTTTGCTTTTGTGTATGTTGCGGATCCAAATCTATGTAATGTTGTTGGTTGAGTATACACGTTACCAGCGTGAGCAGAAGCATTTTCTGTTTTCTCAAACACTTGAAACTCTTCTCTAATATGATCAACTCTTGAGGCAAACTCTTCATCTGTTTTTGGCATACGTAAATACTGGTTATAGTCTTCAAAAAACTTTTCAAACTCTTCTAACTGAACTTGAGTAGCTATTTTATTAAACTCATCTGGAGTTAAATAACCACGCTGTTCTTTGTTCAATATGCTTAATACTGTTGTATATACCGTGTTTACGTTCATTGCCATTTTAATATTTTAAAAAAAAAGGGTGGCGATAAAACCACCCTTAATTATAATCACTTGTTATTTGATTTTTTTCTCTATAGTTCTGTAAACTTCAAGTCCTTCATCTGTTTTAAACCACGCAGCCATAGCTGAATAAGGGTTTTCATCAAAAGGAACTGTCATTAGTTTACGCCCATTAGAAGTCCATTTAAAAGTTCTTTGATCTTGAGCTAAAGAAATTATATTTCTTTCTGTAGCTACAATAGCAAAGTTTCTAAGAACAACATTGTCATCTTTAGATAACTCTATAAAAAGATTTGGATTTTGTTTAGCGAATAACAATAAATCTCTTTTTAATTCTTTAGAACTTAAGCTATTAACACTAGATCCTTTTTCAACTCTTAATATTGCCTCAGCTTGATCTATATCCATTTCATAAGCCATATTCATAGCGGCTAATTCCATTTCTAAGTAATCATGGTGATTTTCAGCTTCAACAACAGAATCATGTTCTGTAAAGATAATCTCTTTGTGAGGGTGCTTTTCAAGAAACTCTTGTAAATTTCTTTTTTCTTTTGGAACCATTAAATGCCCCATCTCAAACATAATATGTTTTAAAGTAACATTACCTTTTTGTTCGTCAACAAATATACTTTTATGATTAGTAGCATATCTTAGTTCTCTTTCATAACCAGCTTCTGGATCAAACCAAACTAGTGGATATTTTTGAGAATGTTTAGAGGGTAAGGTGTACGTAAGAGGATTTTTATTTCTTAATAGATAGTAGTTTCTATCTTTGTATTCCCAAGTGTCTTTATGTACTTGAGGTTTTTTCTTTTCTTTTGTTTCCATAATATAATATAATATAATAATTTGAGTTTATACAGATATTGAAGTTGTTAAAGTAACTTGATTGGCCGGTATTTCAAAAATATTACTACCACCACCTTCGTTAACAGCTGGAGCTTGAGTAATTAAACCGGGAACTCCACTGGCTCTAGCTAATGCTAAGTTAAATAAACCACTGTACGTTGGCGCATCATATTCTAAATCACTTCGTGTGGCACTAGAAGCGGTGTAAGTAATAGTTTTTGCTAATAATTCCTGATCTTCCAAAACAACTTTATAAACTATTGTAATTGTTAATACTTCTCTAGAAGGCGTTGACCCATCTTGAGAAATAACAGCAAAGACTCTATCTATTCCATCAGCACTTATTATATTTGCTGACTCATAATCTATTCTATATCTATTGTCAACAGCGCCATTACCTATTTTAGTACCAATATTAATATAACCCATTTGTTTTTATTTAAAAAAAGACCCCGCCGAAGCGGGATCTTAAATATAACCTTAATTAAGCTAAAGCTGTTGAAAGCTTTAATGTAACTATAGGTGCAATTGTTCCTACTAGCATTCCAGTAGCCGTGACTTTTTGTTCAACAATTGGTCCAACTAATGCTGGTCCACTTGTTCCCATTGCTAAGCTAAACGCTTTTGCAAATTCAGCTAAATATTGAGCTTCAGTTAAAACAAAAGAGTTAGATGCGCCTTTAGTATAAACAATATTAGCTTTAGCTAACTTGCTTGATCCCATGTCTAAGGCATAAATAACATCAATTGTAAGCGTGTTGCTTGATATTGTTGCTGTAAGTTGTAATATGCCTTCGGCCATTATAACTTGATCTTGTGTGATTTTTAATAAACCCATTTTCTTATTTTTTAAATGTTAATTATTAATTAAGCTCCTTTGAATAACACGAAGTTATTAGCAGCTTGAGTTACTAAACATCTTTCAGATAAGAAACTAACAGTCATAGCATCTAAAGTGTCAGTGTAAGCACCGCCCACTGAACCAGTGATCCAAGACTTCATTCTTCTATCTTCAGTTTCAGAAGCTCTGTATCTTACGTGTAAGAAAGGACGTCTGATGTTTGATCCTAACATTTGATCATATACTGTAGTAGTTCCAGCTGGAATCATTACACCATCAATTTCCTTATCCATACCTCTTAAAGAAGCGTCGTTAAGATATTTCCAGTCAGTTTTGTAGAAGTCATAAGAACCTCTTCTAAACCCTGAGAAACCAAAGTTAAGAGCCATGTCACCGTCATTCTCAAATAAACCATAAGAAGCAGCTGTAGTAGAAGCAAATCCACCATTAACAGCAGCAATCATATCGTCAAAGTCAAGAGCAGTAGATCTTGATAAGAATAACATGTTTTCTTCAATAGCACCTTGCTTATCTAAGTTTTTGAGTATTTCATCAAAATCTCCTAAAGCACCTGAACCAGGAGCAGCAGCGCCAGCAAAACCAGAGTATACATTACCTCTTGCTTCAATAGCAGCAAATAAACCTTCAGAACCTTGAATATTAGTTGTTAAAGCAGCGTTAGCTGTTCCACCATATTGATATTGTACAGCGTTAGCAGCTTCAGTATAAGCAGCACTGTACATGTCTTCTGATTCAACCATAGACATCTCTAGATAATCTTCAAATCTTAATCTTGTTTCAGACTCAGACTTTAGATACCACAAGTATCCAGACTGTCCATCTTCAGTAGAAACTTCAACCCAACCAATTTGTGCAGTATCAGAACCATTTATTTCAAAATTATCTTTTAAAATCATTGGTCTGTTACTAAACTGCGTGAAAGCTGGTTGAATAGATCCTTCCATACCTACAGCACCTTTTCCAAACTCAGAACCATAAACAAACACGTTTACACCATTTGCAGCAAGTGGTAAAGCATTAGTAGCAGTTCCGTAGAATTTAACTTCTAATTGATCTAGCATATTGTTAGCAGAGCTATTTACAGCTTGTACTAAACCTTTTTGTACTATAAGACCAGTAGCAACATCAGACATTAAAACTGTTTGTCCTTGTCTAACAGCTCCTCTTCGTGAAGCAGCAACCACATCTGGTTGAGCAGTAGCTAAATTAAGTGTTAACCTAATATCAGCATCAGCTAAACCACCTGGAGCAGTAACAGTAGAATCTTTATATGCTACGTGTAGTCTATTTTGTTCAGACCATATTACTTGATCCGATGTCATAGGCATTTCAGCACCTACCATTCTTAAGAAACCAGAAATTGTTCTGTTTCCATATCTTTCTATCTCAGCTTCGTAAAGCTCAGGTAGATATTGTTGTGCGAAGTTGTTTACTGGATCTCCGCCCGCAGCATTACCTGTAAAGTCTAAATAGTTAGTGTTTAAAGCTAATCTATTTTGTGCTGGGACTATTGATGCAGGAAAACTTCCTGAATTTGAAAAACTCATGTTTTTATTTTTTTATTTATTAATTGTTCTTTTTTTTTGTTTTAAATTTCAACTTAGAACTATCAACTCCATTTATTGCTCTCACTTTTAACCCGCCAATAAATACATCACCTGTAGGATTATTCCTTGGCTCTGCATTTATATTGTTAGATTTAGCCACTACATCTTTAACAGCGTCAGCTTTGCCTTGCTCATAAAAATGTTGGGCTATAGTGTCAGCGTTTCTAGCTGCGTAAACAGCCTTATGATAGCCTGCAGTATCACTAATCTCACCCTCTTTGTTTAAGAACTTCTTAACAAACGTACTTAAGCTTGATTGTTTTTCAACGACTTCGCTAGGGTTTGAAACATTATATCTAAAAGTTTTTTCGCCAACGTTAAAATCGAAACCTTCAAAATTTTCGTTTAGCAACTCTTTAGTATCTGCTTCAAAGTTATCGCGAATACGTTTAACTTTCTCTTGTTCTTTGTTGTGTCTATTGAAAAAATCCATTGCTTTTTGTTGTTCCTGAGTTACGCCCGGCCTCAACTTGATTTCGTCGTAATATTTCTCTTTTGTTTCTTTCAAAAAGCTTTTGGCTTTTGCAATTTCTTCTTTGAAGGCAAGTTTCTTTTTCTTTATATCTCGCTCTTCATCCGCTTCTTCGTCATAAGTAAAATTGTCTTCCATTATGAAAGATATTTCTTCATGATCTAAATGCGGTTTAGTATTTTTATAATATTCTCTTAGTAAGGAATTTTCATCTAATTGAGAATAATCTCTATTTAACCTAGTATAATCTTCTATAGTGCCACCTGTTTCTTTCATAAAAGAAACTAATTTGTTTATATTTTCAGGCATAACAATCTCAGGCTTTGTTTCTAAAACTGGCTCTGGAGTAATTGTTTTTTCTTCTACTCTTTCTATTTCTTTAATAGGTGACTCTAATACTGGCGTTTCAACACTCTCGTTTTTATTAGATTTTTCTTCGCTAACTTTAGGTTTTTCAGTATTAACAACTTCAATTGGTTTTTTATCTTCAATAGCATCTTTTTGATCTTCTGGTTTTTTAGTTAAATCTACTTTAATGTCTTTATTGACTTTATTAATTAGTTTTTTTGGTTTTTTAATTTTTAAAGGCTCCGCCTTTTTATCTTGGATTGTTTCTGACATAATATAATATAATAATTAATAATATTTAAGACATGTTAAATGCACTTAAATCTAGACCTTCAGGATTTTCAGTTTCAGTAAAATTAGTTGGTCCACTATCGTTTTTACGTTGACTAATCATTTCACTTTGCTGACTACCTGATATTCTAGTTCTTTTATCTTTACGATCTTCTATAAACTCTTCTCTTTGTTTTTCTCTATCTACTTTTAATTTTTCAAGTTGAACGTTGTATCCAAACTCGTATTCCATTAACTCTCTTTTTATTTGAGCTTCTGCTTGCATTCTCTGTATTTCAAATTGAGACTTACTCTGTTCTATCTGTAGAGTTGTTTCTGCTAACGCTTGTTGTTTTTGAACTTCTGACATTGCAGCTTTTTCTGCAGTTTGTTGATTAGCTTGGGCTTGAGATTGAATATTAGCTTGTTGAGCTTTTTGATCTGCTTCTTGCTTTTTCTTTCTTCTATACTTTAAAAATTGATTAGCTAATTGTATGTTTTTAACTTCTCTAATATCTATAGCATCTTCTAAAAATATTTGACCTGATTTTAAAGCTACTTGTATATTTTCTTCAAGTTTAGCTTTATCTTCTTCATCAGGTTCTAAGTTTAAAAATATACCAAAATCATGGATATTTAAACTAGCGAGTTCATCTAAAGTTCCTACATTGTATTGTGATATACTATTTTCTAATGAATTCCTAGTTAAAGGAAATTTTAAAGAATCAGCAACCCTTAATGATATGTTTTCACAAGCCCTTAAAGTTAAAAATAGTTGACCTTGAAGTATGTGCCTTGTAGCTACATTTGAGTTAGCAGCAGCTAGTTTTTGTAAACCAACTAATGAAGCTTTGTCCGGAAGAGAACCATCTCTTGCTTCGTTTAACCCTGTAACATCTCTTATCATCTGTAAGTAATACTGATAAGTTTGAATTAGTGATTGTATTTTAGAACCACCTGACCCAGTCTGCAATTCTTGTATTGGAATTTTACCCCTATTAGGATCTCCTTCTTGAGTGTTAGATCTACCAACTATGCTTCCTGTTTGAAAATACATATTAAGAGCTTCTCTAGGATTATAATTAGTTCCATTACCTAAATCAACTTCTGCTAATCCGTCCACGTCTAAAAACACACCGTCAGGTACAACTCTAGATAATACTTGCTGTATCTTTAAATGAGTTAATTGTATCATATCTGCAAATCCAGTAACTCTTGAAACTAAAGACTCTATTCTGCCCTTATACATTCTAGGTGCACATATAGCATAGCTCATATTAACTCTAGTAGTATCTGAAACGGGTCTAGTCATACTTTCTGATAACTCCCACTGCATCATCATAGGATGCCCAAGTATTTTAGCTCCAGAATATAGAGTTTCTATAGTTCTAGATACTCTTTCAAAATTATCATTTTCAGGTGGATTAAAAGTATCAGGTTTTTCTAATGCTTTTTCAAGACCATAAGCATTTTTCTTTATTTTAAATACTTGATCTGAGTAAGTTTTATATTCAAAATACAAAACTTGAACAGTAAGATCGTCAGATCTTCCACTCCAGTTTCTTAAGTATTCTGCATTACCTGGATATTTCTGTATAGTTTCCATTTCTTCATCAGTAAGACCTGGAAACTGAGTTTTTAAATCCTGTAAAGAAATAGACTTAACTTCACCAACATAATATATATCTTCAAAATTAGGATCTTCTGTATAAGAATAAACTAATCTTGCTGGATCTACATATTCTACTACAACACCTCTAGCTCTATCCCATCTAGTTTTAACAGCACCAATACCTAAAACTGTTAAATCGTAAGCTATTCTTTGTCTTGTTAAATCATATTTATTATATTCTAAAACTTGATTTATAACCTCTTCTTCAGCTACCTCAACACTTTGTTTAAAATCCATTTGCAAATGTACAGATAGTTCTTCTTTATCTTGTGGGGCAGAATCAGGATCTTGTGAATTAAAACCATTAACTCCTAGAACAGCTTTAGCTTCTGTTAAAAAGTCTTTAGCTACTATATCTGTCATTAAGCCTCTTGCATACTCAGTTCTTTGTCTAGCACAAACTGGATCCTGTGCAAAAGCGTTTATTTCATAGCTTCTGTCTGTTATTCCATTTACAACTATATCAACAAATTTAGCTAAAACAGGTACTGGTTTCCAGTCTAAATTAAGATAAGATAAGTCACCATCAATAGCTAGTTCATCTTTGTATTTTTGAACAGGTTGCTCGCCTCTAGCGTATAATCTTAAGTTGTGATAGTTTTGATAATTAACAGCATAACCAGACATACCAGCTCCTCCTCTGTAGTTTCTAAACCATTCACCTTCTATAGCTCTTCCTACAGCTAAACCATATTCTTCCGTTGCTTTTTCAGCATCAGGAACAACTTGATTTGGAAATGAACTGTTATTACTAGTATAAATTTGTGCCATATTTATTTTATAATTTTTGAAATGCTACCTTTGTTATCGTATCTTTTTATTCCAAGATAAACAGGTTTTCTTTTTAAATCAGGTATAGGCTTGTATTTGTTCTTATTACAAGCCATAATAGCTAAACCAGAACTTATAGTTGCATCGTGTTTAGTTCTATTATTTATGTTGAATATAGCCCAATCTTCTAATGTCCTTTGAAGATACATGTCTCCATATTCTTCGTTGTTTAATCCCACATATTCTTCTATGTAAGATTCTATAGCCGCAGCATGTGCCTGCTTAATATCTTCACTTGAGTTAGGTATACCACCTATTTCTTTTTCTGTTGTAGAAAGTTTATTCCATATCTTATCAGGGCGATTAATCGAAAACCCTCTGTACCCTCTACGCTTTAAATAATAAAGCAATCTAGGTTTATTGTTTTCACAAAGTAAAGGCATGCCATAGAATATTAAAGCCATTAAAACATCTTCAAAGAATATCTCAGCTGTTTGAGGTCTAGCTATATATTCTAAAAAGAAATGATTAGGCGGCGCATCCTCCATGGAAAACTTAGTTAATCCATGTAGCGATCCATTAGAACCCTTACCATCAACAGTACCGCTAATGTCGTAACTGTCACAGCCAAAAGCTCCAATGTGTTCGTTAGCAGGGTGTTTAATACCATTTTTTAATATTATTCTGTTTTGTAAACTCACTGGTGGCACCCAAGATATTAAAAATCTACCGTTTTTATCTGGCACAAACTGCACGCTCGTATCTTTAATTCCACCTTTCCATACAAATTTACCTTTAGTAACACTAGTTTCATTATTAAACTCAGCATTATAATCTATTTGTTGATAAATCCTTGTTAAGTTAAATAAACTTTGCTTAGACTCATCTCTAAAAGCGTGTTGCTCTGTTCTTGGAAATTGTCTATAATATTCATTTAAACTATCTTGATCGTTTTTTAAACCTTCAACTTCGTTTTGCCAGTGTTCAATAACGCCTGTTGTAATGTCATAACCGTCAACTCCTTTGACGCTATTTTTTTCTCTAATAAAGACAGGTGATCCGTAAACATCCATGAATCCTTCGTAATTCCATTCCATAGGGACGAACAAAGAATAGAGTCCAGAAGAAGTTTGTCCATTGCGATTTCGTTTTGTAACGTCTGAATTATAGTATAGTTTCTTGAAGTTATTTCCACCTTTGTCTAAAGCATTTGAAGTCGAGCCCATCATACATTTACCTACAATTCTAGATCCTAGTCTTAATGTAGTTTTTGTAACTCTCCAGTTATTTAATATATTGTCCGGTCTTTCCCATTTACCACTTTCATCATGAGCTAATAGCTTTAGCTTTTCACCATCATAAGAATTATCACCTGTGTTTTTCCAGTCAATAGTTGTGTCAAGTCCGTCTAACTCTCTTAATTGCTCATTACTTTCAAGCTTTCTTCTAGTAAGTTTTGAAGCCGGAACCCTATACGCCAGTTCTGTTTTAGGACGATCCATACCGTCTTGGATCGGCTTGAAGAAAAACGGATAGTTAACGGATATTGGCACGACTTTATCTGTGAACATTTTTTTAGCATCTGATCCAGATTTAGATAATATACCGAATCTGG